GCCGTAGCTATCCACCTCCCATTACTTAAAAGATCTGTTTTGTGCTCTTCACCAAAGCGCTCTTTGCAATGTTCGCATTCATATTTAACAGTGGAAGGTTTCTCATCTTCCATTTTTAGTTGAGGCCATTTCAACCAATCAAAAGTTCCACAAAAAGGACAGGCAACGTGAAACCTGCGTTGGTCACTTAGTAAGTACTCAGTCTCAATCCTTGAATAGTCCTTTATGGTCGGCGTGCTTGCCATAAATATTTTTCTTCTTGCAAAGGTTGTCGTTCTGCGTTCTGCCAATGTGCATGGGTCACCTTCTCCTTCGACATCGCTTGGAAAAGCATCCACTTCATCAAGAAAAATATATTTACAAGGAGTCGAACGAAGCCCAACTGCAGAGTTGGCTCCTGTAAGGAGCATCATGCCTCCTACAAATTCTTTGGAAAATAAAGTATTACCAGAATCCCTAGATCTAGAAGCAGCAATCTTTTCTCTTAGCCTTGGAGTCTCCTCGATCATCGTTTGAAGCCTTTGTTTAGAAAGCCTCTTCGCCATTTCAACAGTTGGTTGAACAACGAGGCAGCTGGATGGCGCGTGATCGACTATGTAACCAAGCCAATTTGATCCGCATTCCGTAGCTCCAAGTTGTGCCCCTTTCATAAAGACGACTCTTTGCGTTGGGTCGTTAGAACTCAAAGCATCCATTATTCCCTGGAGATAAGGAGTTCTGCTCGTGCGCCAAGGTCCTGGTTCTGATGCTGCGCGACTTGAAAGTCGTCTGTATTTATCCGACCACTCACTTACAGTTAAAGGTTTTTCAAAACGCAGAGATTCAAGGCTCTCTTCTAGTAGCTGATCAATAAGTGCTGACACTTAAATCCTCCAATACTCCTGAGATTTCATTAAGTAACAAAGTGTGAACCTTCGCTTGCTCCGTCTCAGCCGCCAATATTGGAGCCACTCGATCAGGGATTGCCTTTAACGAATCACGCAAACCCATGTGCATTTTTGCAAGCTTTAATCTTAGATCTGCTTTGTCAATTAACTTGGCGCTCTTTTCGCGATATTCCAATTCACATAGTCTCGCTGAGAAAGCTTCTCTTATAGCTCGACTCCTAGCAAATGATGGAACAGCCTTATTATCAGCCTCTTGCCTTCGTAGGTTTTCATCTAAATTTGGAGCGCCACCTAGCCCTCCTCTATCGGGTGACTTCGTTCCGGCTATTTCTCTATCTAACTTATCTTTATCAGTGATCATATAAGTTCGGCCATGTTTGCGTAAACTCGGCAACCTTCCTGAAGCAGCCCAACGAATCAGAGTCGTATAAGCAACGTCACATTTAGCTGCATACTCTTTTAATGTCATGCTGCTATCACCTCCATTGGTTCAGTAGATGGCTTACAAATAGCTGTTTTAGACGTATATTCCTCCCATCTTTTTACAATTACGTCGCAATAGCGTGGATCTAGTTCCATTAAGCAAGCTTTACGTCTTGCTCTTTCTGCGGCAATAATTGTCGTTCCTGATCCACCAAAAGAATCTAAAACAACTGCACCCTGAACGGAGGAATTGCTCATTTGATATTGGAATAAATCAACAGGCTTCATTGTTGGATGTTCCTTGTTCCTACTTGGCCTGTCAAATTCAAGAACCGTTGTTTGCTTTCGATCTGTGTTCCAAGTATGAGCAGCACCTTCTTTCCACCCATACAAGCAAGGCTCATGCTTCCAGTGATAATCTTGTCGACCCATAACCATAGTTTGCTTTAACCAAATCAAGCACTGCCTTACCCTCCAACCCATTTCATCTGCAGCACCACGAAAATTAAACCCTTCAGAATCAGCGTGCCAAATATAGAAAGGAGCGCCAGGTCTC